CCACCGCAAGCGGCGTGGATTTACTTATTTATTATGTAAACAACCCGTCGCAGATCACCGCTAACACGGTGTTAAACGTTACCAGCGCTTGATTTAGGTAGAAAGATGGCAGTTCCCGGTTCGATTAACGAGCTTCTTCTCGGTTCGGCTGGTGGAGCTGGGTATTCAATATCTAGGTCGCTGCGATTCAACAGCAGTGACAGTGCCTACTTGTCCAGAACGCCCGCATCTGCTGGCAACCGTAAGACGTGGACCTGGGCGGGGTGGGTGAAGCGCAGTGCCGCTTCTGATGTGGGGCATGTTTTTAGTGCTTTTACAAGTGCTGCGTCGAGGAACAACATCCAAGTATTCTTTTACCCAGACAGTGATGCGAGCCACAGCGGAAGGCTAACAATCGGAGATGGTGATGGGGCATATCTTCGCACGGAACAAGCTTTTAGGGATTATGGATCTTGGGGACACTTGGTAATTACTGCTGATACAACACAAGCAACAGCAAATAACAGAATAAAAGTCTATTGGAATGGAACACAAATAACAACTTGGAACGCCAATACACTCTCCACAGCAGTCCCGCAAAGCACAGATCTCGGCCTTAATACAACTTCAACTCATACTATTGGCGGGAGAATCTATAGCGGAGTCTATTCACTGTTTCTAAATGGCTACCTCGCCGACATCCACTTCATCGACGGCCAAGCCCTAGACCCCACCAGCTTCGGTGAGTTCTCCGCCACCACCGGCGTGTGGATGCCCAAGCAGTACACCGGAACATACGGTACAAACGGGTTCCAACTCAAGTTCGAGGACAACAGCAGCAACACCGCGACCACACTAGGGAAGGACACTTCTGGCAACGGCAATAACTGGACGCCGACTAACCTCAGTGTCACCGCTGGTGCAGGCAACGACAGCCTCGTAGACGTTCCCACTAATGGCAGCGAGGTTGATACTGGAGTGGGCGGGGAGGTGCGGGGGAATTATGCGACGTTAAACCCGCTTAAAAACACAGGCAACACGCTTAGCAATGGCAATCTTGATGTCTCGATTGCAAGTACGCACTGGACCACTTCAACCATCGCTTTTACAACTGGCAAGTGGTACGCCGAATTCACAGTCGGCAGTACCGGCACCATTCAAATGTTTGGCATCTGTAGCGCAGACTTTTTTGGCTCAGAGCTTGTCTACCCGTGGGGCACGCCCAGCGCCAAAGATGTTACCTACTACGTAGCTGATGGGCGCGTGTACGTAAGCGCCGTGAACACAGGCAACACTTCCTCGGCAAGCGCCGGAGACGTTATCTCTTTCGCTGTAGATGCCGATACCCGCTCTGTCGCTATCCGAAAGAACAATACACTCCTAACGACTAAGACGATAGCCGCTTCCACTGCTGGTTATGTCTTTTATGTTTCTTCAGGGGGAGGCAGTTGTACAGCTACTTTAAACTTTGGTGCTCGTAGTTTTGCCTACACCGCCCCCAGCGGCTTCAAGGCGCTCTGCACGGCAAACCTGCCCGCACCAGTAGTCACAAAGCCTTCCACGGTGATGGATGTGTTGTTGTGGTCGGGCACAGGTGGCAACAGAAGTCTTACAGGCTTAAATATGAGCCCAGACTTTGTGTGGATTAAGCAAAGAAACCAGGCGTACAGCGTTGGACACCAGCTTTACGACATTGTTCGCGGTGCTGGCTCGCTGAAGCAACTTGATTCGTCGAAAACCACGGCAGAGGGTGGTGGCAACACCGATGTTTACGGCTACTTATCCTCGTTTGATTCCGCAGGCTTCGGCGTCACCGCTGGCACCCTTGGCAGTGACTACGTCAATGCTTCTGGAGTTACCTACGTTGGCTGGACCTGGGACGCCGGCAGCTCCACCGTCACGAACACACAAGGCTCCATCTCTAGTCAGGTGAGGGCTAATGCAAGTGCGGGGTTCTCGATTGTTACTTACAGCGGCAACAGCACTGCAGGTGCAACCGTGGGACATGGGTTAGGTGTTGCACCAGCATTTGTTATTGCCAAAAGCCGCAATAATTCAAGTGAATGGATGTGTTATCACCAATCACTCGGAAATGCGCAGTCAATCATTCTCAATACAACTGCAGCAGCGGGAAGCTCTTCTGGTTGGAATAGCACCAGCCCCACATCGACAGTTATCACACTCGGCGTTTCGGGTGCTGGTAATTTCTCCGGCTACACGCATGTGATATACGCCTTCGCCCCAGTAGACGGGTACTCTAGTTTCGGCAGCTACACCGGCAATGGCAGCACGGATGGGCCGTTCGTGTTCTGTAATTTCCGCCCGAGGTGGGTGTTAATTAAAGACGCCACCTCGACATTGGGCCATAACTGGTTGCTTTACGATACAGCTAGAAAGACGTTTAATGTCGTTGATACAATGCTTTGCCCGAACCTTAGTAATTCGGAGTTTACTTCTGCCGACTGGAACATTGACATAGTTTCCAATGGCTTCAAGGTTAGATCTAGCTACAGCCAGGTAAACACAAACGCAAACACCTACATCTACGCCGCCTTCGCCGAATCGCCCTTCCAATACGCCCGCGCACGCTGACGCGCCCTCGTAGTGAACAAGGAAACGATTGCCGGCTAGAATATTCTTAGCCGCACTCACATTTGTGAGCGAACGGGATCTTTTGTTTGACCTTACTTGTTTACAGAAAAGGTTTGCAAGAAAACGATTCCGCAAACAGATACTCGAAGATTGGGGATGCTGCGCGTACTGCGGCAGATCTAAACCAACCACACTAGATCATGTTGTTCCTAAAGCTAAAGGAGGAGCAACAGTAAAAAACAACTTAATTGCTGCCTGTGGTGCATGCAATCTTGAGAAAAGCTCTCAAAGCTGGTTTGAGTGGTTCAGAACTCAAGAGTTTTGGACTCAAGAAAGAGAAGATCGGATTCTGAACTGGGTCAACCAGCCAGAACCCGATCTTTTGAGTTTGGTGCCTGTTTACTTGCCAGTAGCGGCTTAATTATTTTTTAGCGAGCTTAGTAATAATACCGGCAAGTACTTCGATTACTTTATACACTTTGCCGTAGAGCTCATCGTCTTTAGGTGTTGGTGTTACGTTAACGATGGCTAAAGCGAGCATATGTAGTGCTGCTAAGACACCGACGATTTCCGTCCAGTTTTCTGTTAGATGGTTAATCATTGCTTTAAATCAGCTAGTAGAATTCTAAGAGCATTCGTAGAGCTATGCCCGCGATCCTTGAGGACGCTGTTAAATCAATAATGAAAAAAAATCCTGAGCTGAGCAAATCGTCAGCTTATGCGATTGCCACTAAGCAGTTACAAAAATCCGGTGACCTTAAAGAAGGTACGGCTACAGCTACCGAAAAGGGTAAACGACGTGGGGAAATGAGTGAAGCCACAAGAGCTAAAACTCGAGCTAAGAAATATAAGGCAGAGCGTGCAGCTGGTCGTAAATTTGAACGTGACACTGAGGGTCGCGACTGATGGCTGAAGTAGCCAAAAAACGAGACCCTGAAAAATGGGCACGAGCAAAAGCTAAAGCTCGGAAAAAACTTGGCGGTCACTCTGCACGTGCGATGCAGTTGGCCACAAAGTACTATAAAGAGGCAGGTGGACGCTATGAAGGCAAGAAGTCGAGTGACAACAGGCTAACCCGCTGGGGTAAAGAGGATTGGCAAACTCGCGAAGAGTACGAAAAGAAAAATGGCTGATTTAGCTCGGGAAAAAGGGCGTACTGAACGCTACCTACCAAAAGCAGCGTGGGCTTCAATGTCAGCTGAAGAGCGGCGAGCTACTGATGAGAAGAAGAAGGCGGCTACTCGCGGAAAACCTGTAAATACTCATATCGAAAATACAGAAGCCGCTAAACGGGCTAGTCAGAAGGCTCGTGCTTATCGACAGTCCAGGGAGCGCTAAGTCTCATTTCTCCCCCTAAAAGTTCTTGAGCTTTTGAACCGTCGGGAGGCAATTCCGTATAAATAGGTTTTTGTTTTTCTTTTTCATTTTTACTCCAAGCTTCCTGTAGTTCTTCTACTTGTTTATCTACATTACGCATCTCTACTTCGGCTCTAAACGCAGCCCAATCAGATCTGCAGTTATCTAGTATTCGTCTAATTAAAGGGTTTTGTTTTAAGGGATAAAACCTGCAGAGGAAGGTTATTAGCTCGTAGATCAGCGCATTTACTTTGTTATACATGGCTTAGAATTTTTATATCGAAGTGCTCTAAATCTAGTCATGGCTGAAGTTACCTTCAACCGCGAACTCGGCGCTGCTCCTGAAGGCATTACCCGCTTCGGCCAGTTCCGTACCAGCAACGGAAGCAACGTAACCGTTGGTTCTTACCGCTCTTTTGCTGGTGACGGCGGTCTCGGTTTAGCAGACGTTTTCACTTTGACTTTCGGTACCACTGGTACTGCCACAATCACTCTGGATGCTGAGGCTTTTGCTGTTCGTAAGGTTGAAGTTTATAAAGCTGACGGCACCGTGGCAGGCTCGGCAGATGCGCCCAAGCTGACCCGCCGGAGCTCTTCCAGCTTTACCTACAGTGTGACCTCTGGTGATACCGGGACTCTTTATGTGTTCCGCAGTGGTCGGAGTGAGACTGAGTATCGCGTGACTGCAACTGCTGCTTAATTAAAACTTCACGTCGTAATCGGTCAGATTCTGTCAGAGTATCTAAGGGCAGGATTTGACCGATGCGCGTTTCACAAAATGGTATAGATCTGATTAAAAAGTTTGAGGGTATACGGCTAAAAAGTTATATCTGTCCTGCTGGAGTTTTAACTATTGGCTATGGGCATACAGGATCAGATGTTTACCCTAATCAACAAATAACAGAGGAACAGGCAGAGAGGCTGCTGTGGAAAGATACTGAGAGCGCTCAACAGACTGTTAGTAGCTTCGTAACAGTTAAATTAAATCAGAATGAATATGATGCTTTAGTATCTTTTACTTTTAACGTCGGCCCTACGGCTTTCGTTAATAGCACTCTTCTTAGGCTTTTAAATCACGGTGCGGAGCGCAAAGTCGTTGCTTCTGAGTTTGCGCGTTGGGTTAAGGCTGGAGGCAATGATGCTGTACCTGGTCTTGTGCGCAGACGTGACGCAGAAAAAGCGCTATTTTTAGAAAAGGTCAAACATCCACTCTTGAGCAAATCAATCCTGGCTAAAA